AGATATACCAAGTACAGAAGAAAAGGCACAGCACTATAAAGCAATGGGTGACTCTGTGACTTTAATTCATGATGTGATTGCGGGTAACGCAATGACAGAAGAGACTGATGAAGAAAAGAAAGACTGCGTATCACGTAACGTAGAACATCTGAAAATCATGGTCGCAAAAGAATGGTGGGGTAGTGAAGATATGCAACCATCAAACGAAGCAATCGCTGCTGGAGAAACATACACAGCTTAACTTAACTAAAAGGAAAATATAATGGCAAAAAATAAACAAGAAACCATTAAGACCCCTATCACATTAGATGATACGGAATATACGTTTGAAGACATGACACCAGAGCAACAAACTATGGTGCATCATATTGCAGACTTAGATAAGAAAATTAATGGCACAAAGTTTAATTTAGACCAATTACACGTTGGTAAAGATGCCTTTGTGAATTTGTTAAAAACTTCATTAGAGCAAAAAGACGATAATGCCAACACAAACGATCAACTTCAATGAATGGCTACCTGACCAACCTAATATTATTGATGGGTTATCAGATGCAAAAAATGTTGTACCTGCACAGGTAGGTTATCGACCTATACAATCTATTGACGATTATAGCAATAGTGCGTCTGAAAACATGAATAATATAACCGTTGGTTACTACAATGAAACAACGTCTATATTTGGAGGTGGTGCAACCAAATTGTTTAAATACAATTCAACCACTTCTAATATGGATGATGTATCAAAAGTAGGTAATTATTCTGGAAGTAATCGTTGGCAATTTATACAGTTTGGGCAATCATTATTAGCAGCTAACGGAACAGAACGTATCCAAAAATGGACATTAGAGTCCTCATCTGCTTTTGCAGACTTAGCTGCTAATGCCCCTACTGCTAAATATATTGCAGCTGTTAGAGATTTTGTTGTAGGTGCTAATTTAAGCTCAACAGAAACCAATAAAGTGCAATGGAGTGATATTAATAACGAAGGATCATGGACATCTGGTGGGGCATCACAGGCTGATTATCAAATCATACCAACTGGTGACATCACAGGTATTTCAGGTGGTGAGTTTGGTATTATATTTACTAAGCGTAGCCTACATAGAATGACATACATAGGCAGCCCATTATTTTGGCAGTTCGATTTAATATCTGACAACATTGGCTGTACTATACCTAACTCAATAGCACGATACGGTAATAATTCATTCTTCTATTCAGAAGATGGTTTTTACATGACTGATGGTTCACAAGCCATTCCTATTGGAGCAGAAAAGGTAGATAAATATTTTAAAGACAATGCAGATGCTTCTAATTTTAATACTTTAAGCTGTGCGATTGATCCTATTGCTAAGATTGTTGTGTGGTGCTACAAAAACACTAGTGGTTCACAAGAATTACTTATTTATAATTGGAATGTTAATCGTTGGTCAAGAGCAGAAACAATCGCAGATTATGTATCTGACATTGCAACACCTAGCGTTACATTAGAAGGTTTAGATAGCATATCAGCAAGCATAGATGCACTAGGAGCATCATTAGACAGTCCATTATGGGTAGGTGGTCAGTATCTATTTGCAGGTATTAATGACGCAAAAATAGCAACATTTTCTGGTGCAAATAAAACTGGCGAACTTATTACCAATGATATTGAATTAGGCTTAAATTCTGTTGTTACTTTAGCTCGACCTACTGTTTATAATGGATCAGCTAATATTTCTGTTGCAAGTCGTAAGAACCTTGATGATGGTATTGTGTTTTCATCTTCTGTAACCGCAGACGATGAAGGCAGATGTGGCTTGCGTAGTGCAGGTCGTTATCATCGTATAAAACTTATACCAACAGGTGCTAATTGGAAAAATGTTGTTAATGTAAATTTAGAATATGCTGACCAAGGTGGTCGTTAATGTCACATTCTAAGTATCATCATTTTCGTAAATTACCTTATCAGGGAGCAACTAATCCAAGACAGATAAGTGAAGTCGTGAATAATTTGCTTGACGGAAAGTCTAATAACACAGGGGAGATTACGCTTAACTCAGGCGGTGCTACTACTACAACACTGTTTAATGAACGTATCGGCTTTGAGTCTATTATACTATTTACACCATTAAGTATAGCCTCCGCAGCTACAAATTCTTATCCTTATGGAACATTTGAAGAAAGGGCAGATATAACTTTTGCAACTGCTAACACACCACAAATATTAGATTTATCAGAATCTGAATATACAGTAGGTATGTCATTAGCAAGTAATCGTATAACAGTCAGTTATGCAGGTATTTATGATTTAGATGTATCTGCTTTATTTGTAAATACTGATGTTCAAATCCATGAATCATATATTTGGGTTAGGGTAAATGGAACAGATGTGCCACATTCTGCAACAAAATTTAGTGTGGTAGAAAGTCATGGTGGTGTAGATGGATATATGCCTATTAATATTAATCACCCATTAGAACTAGATGCTAATGATTATGTTGAAGTTGTTGCATCAGTAGATGATACAGGTATTTATTTAGAAAATTATGTAGCACAAGCAACACCTTTTGTAAGACCTGCAATTCCTGCATTAATGGTTAATTTGCAAATGATAGACCCATCACAAACAACAGGGTCAGCACATGAGTTATATATAAGCAATAGACAAAAAGGACAAGCAACGGTAACACATTTACCTAACAGTGTGTCGAATAAAACATATGGATATGTTATAATAGGCTAATGCAATTACAATATGTTCCTACTCAGGACATAGGTGTTTATTGGGATAAAATAAAACCTAGTCTAGAAAACATGGCTCGGAGTTGGAGAGTTGAGGATGCGTATTGTGAATTGAAAGAAGGTCGTGCAGATTTATTCCTTACTATAGAAGATAAATACTTTACCGGTTATATTATAACTCAAAGACATGGTGATGTGCTACATATCTGGGCAGCATATAACGACAACAACAATGTTCTAGAAATAGGACTAGATTGCGTAAAACAGTTAGCACAATCACACAGACTTAAACAAATAACATTTAAGTCTTATCGTAAGGCATGGGATAAGGTAGCGCCTAAATTGGGATTTAAGAGAGAGATATGGACATATGATTTGTGAACATAGCTCTTGTTCCTAAAAAGGACTACATACCTTGCTTTGGTGCAATACACGATTATTTAGAGAAGTCAGCTAAATATACATATGGTCGTTTCACAGCAGACGACATTAAGCAAAACCTATTAACAACAAACAAACAACTATGGGTTGCATACAAAAGTGTGCAAATCTATGGATTTGTTGTAACTGAAATCGTTACATACCCTCAAATGAAAACACTTATGATGCACTTTACAGGTGGCGTACATCTTAATAAGTGGAAAGACAATATGCTAAAGACATTGCAAGAGTTTGCTAAAGAACTCGATTGTAAAGTCATCGAATCATATGGTCGAAAAGGTTGGGGCAAAGTTTTTGAGCAAGATGGTTATAAACCTCGTTTTATTTATTATGAATTACCTTTGGAGTAAACTATGTTAAATTTATGGAAACTATTAACACTATCCGTTAGAATGTGTACATTCGCTGGAGGTGGTGGATTATTTGGTGGTGGCGGAGATGGCGGTGGTTCGTCTCAAACAACACAAGACATTCCAGAATGGTTAAAGCCTTATGTAACCTTCGGCTTGGAGGAGGCAAAAGGTTTATATCAAGGGAAAGGTCCAGAATATTATCCTGGTCAAACATACGTATCTCCATCTGGTCAAACATTATCAGGATTGACACTTGCTGAACAAAGAGCAAGGGCAGGTTCACCATTACAACAAGCTGCACTCCAACAGCAAGCAGGAACAGTTGGTGGAACATATTTAAGTCAAAGTAATCCATATTTAAATCAAGCATTAGCAGGTGCAAGAGATATTGCTACACAAGGATATTATGACGCATTAAAAGGTGGTCGTAGTGGTGCTGTAATGGCAGGTAGAATGGGAAGTGGCGCACAACAAGAAATTGAATCTAGAGCAGAACAAAACCTTGCTAATGCACTAGCTTCTCAAGCAGGCCAATTACGCTATCAAGATTACGCAAGTGAACGTGCAAGGCAGGAAGCAGCAGCATTAAATGCACCTGCAATGGCACAAAGTGAATATCAAGACATTAATCAGTTAATGCAAACAGGTCAAACAAGAGAAGCATACGACCAAGCTAAATTAGAAGCCGATGTAGCACGATTTAACTTTGCACAACAAAAACCATATGAAAAATTATCATCTTATCTTGGTGCTGTTTATGGTGCTCCTGTACCTATTCAATCTACTACTACACAAGAAACATCAGGTGGTGGTAAAATTATTTGTACAGCAATGAATCAAGCATATGGATTTGGTTCATTTAGAAACGCTGTATGGTTAAAATATTCACAAGAAAAACTTACAAAAGAACATGAAGTTGGTTATCATGCAATGTTTTTACCACTCGTTAAAATCTCATACAAAATGGGCAACAAATGGTATAACAAAGCTGTTAGAACTGTTCTTGAACATCTTGTTAAACATCGTACTAAAGACATCTATCAAGAATCTAAAGGTAAACGTAGAGACACATTAGGTCGCATATACAGAAACATTTTTGAACCATTATGCTACCTTGTTGGTAAAATTAAAGGAGTAAAGTAATGAGTGACCCAATAACAATCGGTGCAGGATTAGGTGCTGGAGTATCAGTATTAAGAGGTGGTAATCCACTTAAAGGTGCAGTGGTAGGTGGACTTGGTGGTGCAGGATATGGTGCATTAACAGGTTCAGGCATGGCTGGTAATTTATTATCACAAGGTGGATTATTAAATAGTGGTGCAGCAGGAATTGTTGGTTCAACAGGTGAAATTGGTTCAACATTAGCCACAACAGCAGGTGCAAAAGGTGTAGCACCTAGCTTTTTAGATAAAGGTTTGGCATTTATGAGACAAAACCCTGTAGCAAGTCAGGCTGGTTTAGTTGCAGCAACAAACATGATGCAACCAACACCACAATATCAAATGAATGTACAAGACCCACAAATTATTCCATCTCAACAAAGTCAAATGAATTATATTCCTGCACATTTACAAACACAGGTACAAAAACCTAGAGTTAATGTAACTGCACCAGCAATGGGTGCAACAACACCATATAGAACATTTGGTTTTGGTGGAGCAAATATGTTCCGTGACCCAATGGAAGATATGATACCTCTTAACTATCCACAATACTAAGGAAAAGATATGGCTGGAATATTAGATTATTTAAACCCATTTCAAACAGGTGGGTATGACCCAAATCAGCAAACAAATACAACAGGTACAAATCTGCCAAATGTATTTATGACCCCTGATTTATATAGTGCAGGTTTGTTGTCTGACCAAAATGTTCAAAATCAATTACAACAACAAGCAACTAAAACAGGTGGAGTTTTATCACTTGTTGATTTTGCAACAAGACCTAGAAATTTAAGAGCAGGTAGTGTAATACCATATTTAGGTGAAGCATATAAAACAGGCTTTGGTGGCGCACAAAATATTTATGGTGCTGGATTAAATCAACTATTAAGAAAAACAGCATTTGGTCAAAAAGACAGTCCATTTGCTAAAATTGATATAAGTAAAGTAGATACAAAGGAATCAGACCTTACTGAATTTTCAAAAAGATTAAATGCAGGTGACCCAACCGCATATAATTTTCTAAAAATGAAACAAGAAGCATCATTTAAGCAAACTAAATTTAATGAAAAATTTGATGAAAGAGCTGTTCCTGAGTTAGTTGACTTTGTTATTGGTGGCGGTTTTGCTGATGCACAAAAATCATTAGTTCAATTAAATAATGCAGTAAATGAATTAGAGAATACTCCAGAAGGAACTATTACTGGAAGATTAATTGGAGCACAACCTGATTGGTATAGAAGTAAATTTAACAGACAATCTGTAGCAAACCAAGAAAAAGTAGAAGAAATTGTGCAACGTAACTTAAGGTTAATTTTAGGCGCTGCATTTACTGCAAAAGAGGGTGAACAATTAATTAGTCGTGCATATAATCCTAATCAAACACAGGCTGAAAATGCAAGACGTGTTAGGTTATTGCAAAAACAAATTTATGATGCTGCAAAAACTAAACAAGAAGCATATGAATATGCAAAACAATATGACACCTTGGAAGGGTTTGAAGGTAAACTTTATACTCAATCAGGTCAATTCTTTGATGATTATGATGCAATGTTAAATGCTGAAGAAAAAGTTGAAGAATCTGAAAAAGGTTCTGGAGACTGGATGATAGTTCAATAACTAAAGGATAACAAATGGCAGAAATGCAAATTTACAAAGTAAAAGCACCTGACGGAACTATTGTTAAAGTGCAAGGACCAGCAGGAGCTAGCCAAGAAGATATTATATCTAATGCAAAAAGATTGTTTTCGCAACAGTCAGCTATGCAGCCAACATCTAACATGGGAGTAGGTTCAGCTAGAGCATTGGGTCAAGGATTAACTCTTGGGTTTGGAGAAGAAATAGAAGCTGGTTTGCGCTCAGCTGCATCTGCAACACCTGGATTTGGTGAAGTTGGATTAGCAGCAGGTATTCCTACAGAGCCAAAGCAAGGAGATATATATGACCAAATGGGATTAAGAACTAAAGAAGTATCTCCTGAGTTTAGACCTTATAAAGACATTAGAGATGAAATTAGAACATCTCAAGCTCAATTTTCTTCTGAAAACCCATTACTATCTACAGGTTTGGAATTAGGTGGCGCATTAGCACTGCCATTTGGTCTTGGTGTAGCAGGCAGATTACCTAAAACATTAGATACAGCATTACGTTCAGGCTCTATTGCACAAAGAGCAAAAGCAGGAGCTGCTGTAGGTGGTGGAGCAGGCGCAATAACTGGCGCTGGCGTTGCTCCTGAATTAGAAGATGTGCCTAGTTACGCTGCTGGATATGGCGCAGGAGGCGCAGCATTATCTGTAGCAGGCGGTGAAGCAATTAGAGCTGGTGCAAAACTTACAGGCGATGCGTTTAGAAACATTACAGAAAGATTAGGTTTTGGTGATGTTAATAAAAGAGCAACAGAAATTATTACTGACAGACTTTCTGCTGATGAATTAAGTCCAAATCAAGTAAAAGATATATTTGAAGAATATAGAAAATTAGGCGTAGATGACGCTACTCTTGCAGACCTTGGTAAAAACTTACAAGATTTAGGTTATCAGTCATATGTTGTTCCTGGAGCAGGTAAAACTGGAGTTAAAGAATTTTTAGAAAAAAGAACTACAGAATTACCAGATGAGATAGTTCAAGGTCTTACACAAAAAGCTAAAGTAAAATCAGATGTGTTTGGCTATGATTATGTAAAACAATTATCTAACAATCAAAGAGCAGCTGCTAATAAAGCATATCCAGAAGCATATACCAAAGCTATACCTGCTGAACCATTTAGAAAGTTTGCAGACAGAAAAGTGTTTTTAGATGCGTATGACGAAGCTGTTAAAAAAGCAGATGTATATGGAGAAACATTACCATCATTTGACCAAATACAAAATGCAGACTTTGTTCCAACAGAATTATTACATCAGATAAAAATTGGTCTTGATAGAGTAGTAAATAAACATCAAGATAAAATTACTGGAAAAATTGATGATTATGGTAGAGATGTTTTAACAGTTAAAAACGAATTCAATGACTTAATTAAACAATACAACAAACCATATGCTCAAGCTAATGCTAAATTTGCAGATGAAGCAAGAATTAGAGATGCTTATGAGATGGGTTTAAAATACAATAAACTCACCACAAGTGAATTAGCAGACAAAGTAGGTAAATTAAATCCTGCTGAAAAGGAATCATTTAGAGTTGGTTTATTATCTAACGTAAAAGAAGAATTGTCTAAGTTTAAATCAGGTGATTTTCAAAGAAGAATATTTGCTAGCGACAAACAAAAACAAGCATTATTAAAAGCATTTGATAATACAAAAGATTACCAAGACTTTGTAAGACAATTAGAACTACAGTCTAATAAACTTGCTACAGAAAGACGAGTTCTTAAAGGCTCTCAAACTTATGAAAATATAGCTACTGCTGACCAAGAGTTATTAACACCTCAAGTTTTATCAGAGGCAGCTAGAGGTAATTTTGGTAGAGCATTAGGTGGTTTAGTTAGCGAAGGTGGAGCTAGATTAAAATATCCACCAAAAACAGCAGAAGCTGTAAGAAGAAAGTTATTTGAAACAGACCCAGCAAAAAGACAATTAACATTAGATGAAATTGAAACTTTGCTAAAGCCAAAAAAAAATAGACTTCCTGCTGGCATATTTCCATATGTAACAGGAACATCAGGATTATTAGGTTCTGAATAATATGGCATACACTAACCCTACCTCCTATTAACTTATACAACGTACCGAGGAATTATGAAAGATATAGACCCCTACGAGATTGGTCGACTGACCGCAGAAGTTCAACAGTTGAAACAATCACAAGTTGAAATGGAACGAGACATCAAAGAACTACTCGCTTTAGCTAACAAATCCAAAGGTGGATTCTGGGTAGGCATGGCCATAGCATCTTTTATTGGCGGTATCATAGCTTTCTTGCTAAAAGGGTGGCTAGACCATTGAGTATAATATACGATATTATATATGCCCTATTTAAACTCTTTATTGTTCCAATACTGTTCTTTTTCTTTTACTTCTTATTTGCATTAACTGCAATCATAGAAAAAGTCATTGTTGGTATTGATAAACTATTAGACTTATGGAATGAAACTTGATATAAGAACATTAGAAGCTATATACGATATGCTTATCTCAACTCATGTGTTAAGAGATGTTGGATTACCACCATCTTATGAAATAGATTTTGAGTTACTTTCTGTTAGCGATAACTGTATGGCATCTTACACACCTGACCCTGATACCATAGGTGTATGTCCAGAACGACATCGATTCTTAACGAGCGTTATTAAGTCTATGTTGCATGAGATTATCCATATGACTAATCATTATTATGGTAAGTCTTATATAAGACATGATAAAAACTTTCAGGAATTGCGTAAGCACATTTCTAATGAACTAGGTTTTGATGAAAACGAAATATAAGGATTAATATGTGGACAGCATTGATAGCGCCAATTACATCTATACTCGATAAGTTTATAGAAGACAAAGACCAAAAAAATAAATTAGCCCATGAGATAGCTACCATGGCAGAGAAACACGCTCACGAAGCTAACATGGTACAAGCAGAAACTAATAAGGAAGAAGCACAGCATCGTAGTGTATGGGTAGCCGGTTGGAGACCATTTATAGGATGGGTTTGTGGCTTTGCACTGGCATGGCATTTTGTGCTATCCCCTGTTGTCCTATTCTTTGCGGCATGGTTTAATATAGTGTTACCTGCCTTACCATCATTTGATATGGGTAGTTTAATGACTGTATTAATGGGTATGTTAGGCTTGGGTTCACTACGCACATTTGAGAAAACAAAAGGTTTAACTAGATGAGATTATCTAAACACTTTAGTTTAGAAGAATTAACACAATCGGATACAGCAGTTAGGCTAGATATAGATAATACGCCTACTGTTGAAGTTATTGATAATTTAACATTTTTAGCGGAGAAATTAGAAGATGTACGAGCTTTATTACGCACTCCTATGCTTATTAGTAGTGGCTTCCGTAGCCTCATTCTTAATCGTCATTTGGGAAGCAAAGATACTTCCAGTCACGTTAAAGGATTGGCTGTCGACTTTATATCACCATCTTTTGGCAATCCTGAAGCTATTGTTAAAACCATTGTGGAATCTGATATACAATACGACCAAGTCATTCTTGAATTTAATCGTTGGGTTCATCTCTCGTTTTCTAAAGAAAAACCAAGACTCCAATCTTTGATTATAGATAAAAAAGGTGTTCGACCTTTTACTTAATTATGAATAGTTCAGTATTAGTCATCTCTGACTTACATATACCTTATCATCATCAAGATGCTTTTGAGTTTCTCAAGGCATTAAAAAAGAAGTATAAACCTGATTTAATCGTGAATATCGGAGATGAATTAGACCATCATGCCATCTCTATGCACGAACACAATCCTGACCTGATGTCAGCCGGTGATGAGTTAAAACAGTCTAAAGAATATGTAAGAGATTTAGAGAAGATATTTCCTGAGATGACCTTAGTTCATTCTAACCACTCATCTTTAGTATATAGACGTGCATTAAAATATGGATTACCTAAAGACTATCTTAAGTCTTACAATGAGTTTCTAGGCGTAGGTGATGGATGGAAATGGGTCGATGATTTAACTGTTACGCTATCAGATAATAGCCGTTGTTTCTTTACACATGGTATGTCTGCTGATGTATTAAAAGTGGCACAACAATACGGAATGAATACTGTACAAGGCCATTACCATACTAAGTTTTGTATTGGATATTACTCTAACCCAGACGCTCTTGTTTGGGGGATGCAAGTCGGTTGTTTAATTAATCAGAAGTCTATGGCATTTGACTATGCTAAAAACTTTAAGTCACGTTTTATTGTAGGCTGTGGAATGATTATAGATGGACAACCTAAATTAATGCCAATGGTCTTAGATAAGGATGGTCGATGGAACAAAATGATTCCCTAGAGTTTTTAGATTCTTTTAAAAACCAAACAGTAGAAGACATAGAATTTATCGAAGACGATAGAGAAGCCTTGCTTAAAATCACATTTAAAAACCAAGAATCATTTGTTATTACAGGTGATAGTATAAACCTATATTTTGCTCTACCTAAGGATGCGGAGTTTCACTAATGGACGTTTCTAAAATAGCTCGTAAGATTGAGAATTGCATTATAGAAGAATGTCAAATTGTCTATGGCGAAGATACCCTAATTTTAACGCTTGCTGCGCCTAATGGTGATGTATTTACACTAGAGATTATCGTAGACAGTATATACCTTGAAGAAGACTAATATAACGCTCATAGACGGCACAGAAACGGATAATTGTAGCAAGGAATACCAAAGGTACTGTGAGGCATTAAATCTATCTAAAAAGCCCTTAGAAAAGCGTAGAGAGTGGTTAAATAAGCTAAGAGATGAACAACGAGTAGAACAACTAAAATACTGGTTAAAACTTATATGGCAAAACAAATCAACATGAAACCCAATCGTACCAAACTCTTATCAAAGATTTTAACTTATCTACGCCTGTTTGATTTTCAGGTATTGATAACTCTGTCAGTTTGTCTGTATTCACTTTATATATTGTGTTTACTCGCACATCATTGGGTTTAGAATAACCTATTACTAATAACACTTGTGTAGTAGGTTGCCTAGATAGCGCTTCTAATAAATACTTTTGCCCTGGCAACATTTGTCTTTCATCTGGGTGCTTCCATTCTACAAACAAAAAACTATCT